AAATAGGCCAATCAGTTCCATCACTGCCAATGTGTATAGTTACAGAAAGTTCGCATGATTCTCTATCCTTATGTTTATATAGATCCCCAAATTTTGTTGTTACTCTCATAAAAGAGTAGGTAGGTAATAAGGCTCTGTCTATTTCTTTTTCTATTTTGTTTGTTGATTTTAAAAGTATTGCATCTGTAATTGGATCTCCATAAGCGTAGCCATCTGCATTTGGACTCATCTTCCAATCAAAATGTTTTTGGTTATTTCTGTGATATATTTCTATCCAACAATTTAGTAATTCTACTTCACCTTGTGATAAAAAATTTTTTAATATTTTATATTTAAAACTCATAATGCCCAAGACACCACCGAATATCTTGTTCCTTCTTCTACTGGTTCAACACAATGAGGAAACAAAAAATTACTCGGCCAAATAACAAGTGTATTTTTTTTCTTTTCTACTATAATTTCTTTTTTACCACAGACTGAACCAAATAATAAGTTACCACCTTTGTAATCATCATTTACTATATAGATTAAACTTAAAGTTCTAGGTATTGCGGGACAATGATCAGCATGAAATTTATAGAAACCACCTGGCGTATATTTTAAAAGTGCTAAATCATTTATTGTTACTGAGGTTGGTATTTTATAATTTTTAAAATAGTCAGTAATTTTAGATTCAAAAATATGTAATAAATAATTGCACCAATGTATGTTTGTAAAACTTTTTTCTTCTTCACCATTTTTTAAACTAAAAACTTCAACATTTCTTGTTGATTTGTTAGTTACATGTTTTTTTACATCTGGATCTATTGCAAGGGTTCCTTGGCTATAATTTTTTTCTAACCTACAAAATTTTAAAAAATTATTATGTATTTTATCAGACAAAAGATTTTCATAAAATTTGATGTGATGATTTAAATGAGTATTATCTACTTCCATGATTTTTTATTCCAATATTGTAGTTTATAACTATGTAACACTTTAAAAAATTGAAAAAACATTTTTTCATAATAACTGTATTGATTAACTCCTTCAACTTTCATTTTCCAACTTTGTCTTTTGAAAGGAATAACTTGTACATAAGGGGTTCCTTGTTTTATTATAGTTTTTAAAGATGGATATTTATCACCATTAACAGTAAAAGGAAAATTAATAAATGTTGGAAAAGTATCTGTATCTACAATTCCTGGTATTATTGAAAACCTATCATCAGTGTTATTCATAGGAGGTAAAAATAAACATGAATATCCAGGAGGTGTTTTTATAGCCCAAGGATTTAAAATTTTGTGATAAGGTAAATCTTTATTTTTTCTATTCATAGGACAACCTTTAAGTTGTTCTGTAGGATGACACTCTGGTTTTTGTTTATTTATATTTAATTTAATATGTGAATAAGGATCTATGTTGTTACCAAATTGTGTTTCTCTAAAAGTATTAGGATATTCACCTGAAAAAAAATTATGATTTAAATGGATATCAGCAGGTATTTTTAAAATATAACCAGCAGTTAAACTATCTAAAAAAGGCATGCAACCTTTTACAGTTAAATCATCAACATCATGATTTAAATTTTTAAACCAATCTGGTATATTAAGTTTGCAGGGTGTGGGGTAACAACTTTTTAAATTAAGATATTCCTTAGATGTGCTGAATGTTATGATATTTTCATTCATTCAACCTTTTTAAAGGTTTTATACTATTTGTAAAGTATTATAAAAGTTTACACCATTATCATTACACCACTGTTCCCAACTTTGATTTAATGGGTAAGTTAGTGAAGATACGTCAAAAGATTCTAGATAATTTAAATAATCTTGGTATTGTGTATGACCATTATCTATAGATTCTTGTAATTTATTTTTTAGCAAATCTAAATGCGATTGAAGTTCTGCTGCATCTGTCCAAATGTAAGTAGTAAAAGGTGTGCCGTCTGTATCAATTCCTAATTTAGATTCATAATTAATTGTGTCTCCGTCTAAAGAACAAGTCATTAAATTAAATCTTACATTATCAAAATCACTTTGGCTTACATCTTTTACAGTGCAATTATCTGCAAAAACCCACCAACCTAATTCTGTGTCATTTGCAGCTATGTTTAAAAGCTCACCTCTATTATTAAAAATTATATATGCCATAATTAACCTCTATTATCACTTAATACTAAACCACCTGATACTCCAGATTGACCTGGATTACCTTGAGCAGGTGTTCCTGAAGATCCAGATCCAGCATTTCCTCTGGAGTCTGAAAACAATATACTTCTTGTTAATGTTGTGTGTGTTGCTCCTGGAGCATCTCCGTTAGAGTTCGAATTAGATGATCTTCCTGGAGAGTTATGACCACCAGGTCCTCCACCTCCTCCGTTAGTAGTAAATAAATTTGTTACATTTGTTGCGCCACCAGCTTGACCTGGATTTACAGAGTTGAAGTTTGCGGGTCCTCCTGATCCACCAGAACCTATTGAATAAGAATAGTTTTGTCCACCAGTCACGTTTCCAGCATAAAAACCAAACCCTCCGGTTCCACCATTCCCACCGTGAGCACCCCAATTTCCTCGGCCTCCGCCTCCGCCTCCGCCACCAGCAAAAGCAAACGCTTGATATTTTGAAACGTTAGCAGGTGGTGAGTAAGTTCCTGAGTTACCACCTGTTTGATAAATAACATTTTGCATGTTTGCAGCACCTGCTCCTGAAGAGGCAGCAGTAAGTCTACCTTGAGCATCAACTGTAATTGATGATGCAGTATATGATCCCGCAGTCACTGATGTGTTTGCAAGTTGATCTGCACCCACAGCATCGTCAGCAATAGCAGCAGTGCCTACAGCATCATCGGCTATCGCAGCAGCGACAACAGCATCGTCAGCAATCTTAGCTGAAGTTACAGCATCGTCTGCAATTATTGCAGTAGTCACTGATGACGCTTCTAAATTAGCAGTAGCAATCGTGCCACCTAAAGTATTTAAAGATATTTCTTTTAAGTTTGTTCCGTCTGAATAAGCTGCAAAAATTTTTGAACTTGCAGCTCCTGCAACAGTTGGACTAAAACCAGTTCCTGATGCAGTTTTAATTGTTAGGTTATTGGCATTTGTTAATCCTGAACAATCAAAGATATAAAATTTTTCTATTGAATCTGGAATAGTCAAAACTGTGCTTGCTGCTATTGTTGCAGTTGCAAATTTAATAACTAAATTTCTTGCGTTTGATATTGCACCGTCAGACATCACAAGTGCTACAGTTCCACCAGATGTAAGCGTTATTTGTTCAAATCCCGCTACTGCTTGTTGAATTAAATTTAAGTTTGTGTTTGTTTTATCACCCCATGTACCAGCGTTTTCACCGGTTGCCATTAACTCTAGTTTAAGATCACTTGAATAACTTGATGCCATAAAAAATTCTCCTTAATAATTCTATTTTACATGAATCACGCAGCCAAATCAACCACTGTCCAAGTATTTGATACGCCTAGATCTATTTCAGACCACGCGGTAATATTAACGCTACCTATAGAGGAAGTCAATGACTGCCCTGTCAGGCTAATTTCTCCATCTCCTGTAATTCCTTCCTCTCCAAGAGATGATGTTAAAGATAATCCTGAAACACCAACTATTTGACTCGGTATTTCTGCATGAGAGCCAAGAGACATAGTGGCTTGTTGTCCTGAAACCGATTCTACCGTGGTTTGTACTAATGAAGTATTACCTTGTGAAATAGTCATGGAAATACCATTCACATCAACTGGTGTTTTTAATCCTCCAACTGTATTACCTTGAGAGGATGTAATTGAAAGACCTACAATATCTACTGTTGCTACCCCAGTTGCTGATGATACACCTCCGTTTGTAATATCTAGTTGATCCTCTGCAGCTAAAACAGTTACATCTCCATCAATTTGAAGTGAGAAACTTCCTTGTGTAAAGCTAGCTTGTGATCCACTTACGGCAACGGTAACATCTGTAAATGCAGTTTCATTTCCAATAGAAGAAGTTAAAGATTGTCCTGTTAATTGAACTGAGAAATTATCACCCCAAGCAAACTCACCCCATTCACCTCTACCCCAACCTTCTCCTGTCAAAGTTGTTTCGTCAACAGTTGCCGCTCCAATAGAAGAAGACATTGATATTCCTGAAGCTATAGCTCCAATACCAATTTGCACTTGACCAATTCCCATTGATTCAAGACTACCTGTTATTTCAACTAATGCTGATGTACCTCCAATTGCTGCACCTTGTGTAGATGTTAACTGTATTCCTGAAACATCAACATCAGCGTTTGCTGAAACTGATTCAGAACCAATAGATGATGTTAATTGTTGTCCTGTTATTGTAGGTTGTGAGCCAGAAAGATCTCCCCATTCATTTTCGCCCCAAGTATCACCACCCCAACCAATTTCAACTACACCTGAAGCAGACACACTTCCAACACTTGATGTTGAACTTATACCGGTTACTGTAAATCCAGCGTCTCCTTGAGCAGCCCAACTTCCTTGACCCCATTGTAAAGCACCCCATGTGTTTGAGGTAATATCAAAAATACCTCCCATACCAATGCCATGGACATAACATAGATAGTAAAAATCTGTTTGAGATGATGGTGTTACTTCAACGTAACGAGTAGTTGCAGCGTTGAAGGTGGTTGTGTTTACATAATTTCCATATGTAACAGATCCATCAAGGTAGTAAGTTACACCCGATGTTAAATAATTGTCTCTACTTGTAGTTGATGAAAATATTAATGGGTGACCATCATTTGAAGCATCACTTTGTTCAAATCTTAAAGTTGCTCCTTGAACCCAACTTACAGTTCCAGGTCCAGTGGAATTTCTAACACCATTTAAATAATAAACGTTGCCTGTTCCTCCACCGTATAGGTTTCCTGAAGCTACGGTAACTGTATAAATAGTATCTGCCATAGCTTCAGAACCTTAAATTATGCTAATCTCAATATAGCTGCCGAAGTTGTGAAAGCTGGAAACTGAATTGTAAATGTTCCAGATGTTGCAGTCTTGTCACCACCAAAATCTAATACAGCTACAGCGTCTGTAGTTCCAGAACCACCGTCTGTTGTTGTATTGTAGATTAAAGCACCTCTAGCAGTAAGAGTTACGTTTTGAAAAGATAAATCAGCAAAATCTGTAATAGCTACAGAAGATGAAACTTTTACACCTTGGTTTACTAAAGCCTTACCACCAGCTGAATAGTTTGGTGAAGTTACCTCAGTATTTGGTCCGCCCCCAGGGTTAGTTGCATAGTTCTGTGTTGATTTTCCTAATGTTGCAGAACTTGTAAACATCGCTAACTTGTATGTGTCAGATGATGTATCAAAGTCATGCTTTCCTTGTAGTAACTCTTTTTTAAAAGTGTCACATATTGCATTTGTTGTTATTGCCATAATGGCCTCCTTATTAATTTGTGTTAGGAGTAGGACTTG